AAAACTACCGTGGACTGTACATCCGGAAAGAAATAAAGATTGGAGAGAGCAACAAGATAGAGACTTAGGACCAAGAATGGCAGGTCAAGAATGTGATTGTGATTTCCTAGCATCTGGAGATACAGTGTTTGAACCAGATGATATGATGTTCTATGAGCAAACATATATTAAAGACCCACTAGAAAAAAGAGGAGTTGACGGTAACTTATGGATATGGGAAGGAGTAGACTATACTAAATCATATATGGTTGTAGCAGATGTTGCTAGAGGAGACTCAGCAGATTATTCTGCATTTCATATCTTTGATATCGAAAACTGCGTACAGGTAGGAGAGTATAAAGGAAAGTTATCACCTAAAGATTACGGCAACGTATTAGTAGGGATAGCATCAGAATACAACGACGCACTTTTAGTAGTAGAAAATGCTAATATAGGTTGGGCTACCATCGAACAAATTCTAGAAAGACAGTACAAAAACTTATACTACAGTTCAACATCCCAAATGGAAACAGTAGAGTCCTATATGTCGAAGTATGAGAGAGATAAGCTAGTACCAGGCTTTACGATGTCAGTAAGAACTAGACCTCTAGTAATAGCGAAGATAATAGAGTACATAAGAGAAAAAGGTGTTACTCTACAATCTAAGCGTTTGCTAGGAGAAATGAGAGTATTTGTATGGAAGAATGGAAAACCTCAAGCACAGGTTAACTATAACGATGATTTAATAATATCATGTGCAACAGCATTATATGTTAGAGATACAGCATTAAGATTAAGACAACAGGGTATGGACTTAGCTAGAGCACAGTTATCATCCTTTACTAACCTTAATGCTAAAAACAAAGCTGTAATGAAATCAGTTGGAAACCAGCAAAATAATCCGTATATTGTAGATAATGGGTATGGACAAGAAGATATATCTTGGTTGTTATAAACCTGCTATTTATAATATATATTAAACAAAACTGATCATTAATGGCTGATAAATCATTATTTACTAGACTACAGAGATTATTCTCTTCTGATGTTATAATCAGAAATATAGGAGGAACAGAGCTTAAAGTAGCCGATGTTAACCGAATTCAGACTACAGGAAACTATGAAACTAATTCACTAGTAGATAGATTCACAAGATTACACTCATACGGGAACGCTAATATTTTTAATCCAAATATTAACTACCAGACAATGAGGATACAGTTATATTCGGATTATGAAGCAATGGATACTGATCCTATTATAGCATCAGCATTAGATATACTATCGGATGAGGCAACATTAAAAAACGATCAAGGAGAAGTACTATCTATAAAATCTTCAGACGAAAATATTCAAAGAGTGCTTTATAATTTATTTTACGACGTCCTAAACATAGAATTTAATTTATGGTCATGGACACGTAATATGTGTAAGTACGGAGATTTCTTTTTAAAATTAGAGATAGCAGAAAAGTTTGGAGTATATAATGTACTGCCTTACACAGTTTATAATATGAGCAGAAACGAAGGATTAGATCCAGAAAATCCTGCTAAAGTTACCTTTGCTATTGACCCAGACGGATTAGCAAGTAGTCAAGATCCAAGCACTTTATATCAGAAAAAAAATTCTAAAGTAATGCACTTAGATAATTATGAAGTAGCTCATTTTAGATTAATATCAGATACAAACTACCTACCTTACGGTAGATCATTTATCGAACCAGCTAGAAAAATATACAAGCAGTTAACGTTAATGGAAGACGCTATGCTGATACACCGTATAATGAGAGCACCAGAGAAAAGAACATTTTTCGTTAATGTCGGTTCAATTCCACCAGCAGAAGTTGATCAGTTTATGCAAAAAACTATCAATACTATGAAAAAAACTCCTTATATTGATCAAAAGACAGGTCAATATAACTTGAAGTTTAATATGCAGAATATGATGGAGGATTTCTATATACCTGTAAGAGGAGGAGATGCTTCTACAAGAATAGAAACTACCAAAGGTTTAGATTACGACGGTACTAATGACATACAGTACTTACAGTCTAAAATGTTTGCAGCACTTAAGATACCTAAAGCATACTTTGGGTACGAAGGAGATTTACAAGGTAAAGCTACATTAGCAGCAGAAGACATTAGATTTGCTAGAACAGTAGAAAGAATACAGAAAATATTAGAATCAGAATTAACTAAGATAGCTTTAGTACATTTATATACTCAAGGGTTTACAGGTGAAAATCTTACTAACTTTGAAATAAAGTTAACTAACCCGTCTATCATATTTGAACAGGAAAAGGTAGCTCTTATGAAAGAGAAGATAGATTTAGCTAATCAAATGAAAGATTCTAAACTATTTGCCACAGACTATATATACGATAATATATTTAATCTCTCTGAAGATCAGTATATGGAGATGAGAGAACTAGTAAGAGAAGATGCTAAGAGAGTATTTAGATTAGCACAACTTGAAGCAGAAGGTAACGATCCAGCTAGCTCAGGAAGATCATACGGAACCCCTCACGATTTAGCGTCTATGTACGGTAGAAGAGCTACAGCAACAGAAAAGACAGCTAATGTACCTGCAGGATATAATGAAGTAGGACCTGAAGGCGGAAGACCGAGAGAAAAGATGTCTGTATACGGTACAAATGCTGATCCATTAGGAGGTAGAGATAGATTAGGAGTACAGGGCATGCAAGGAGGATTTCCATCAGATAACGAAAATATAATGGAAATAGATAATACCAAAGCACAAACCGTATTCCATCAGATTAAAGATTCTTTTCAGAAAGAAATGATATATGAAAAGAAAGACAATAATGAGTCTACTTTATTAGACGAAAATCAACTTAAGGATTTAGATAACTAGACCATATTTATATATAGCAACCGTATATTATGAAGATAAAACATTCAAAGTTTAGAAATACAGGTTTGATTTACGAACTGCTTGTAAAACAAATTGCAGCAGATACGTTATCTAAACATAACTCACCAGCTTTAGAAATCTTAAAAGAGTTCTTTACCGGTGGGAGTATGATCGGAAAGGAATTAAAACTATATGAGTACATACTTAAGAACAGAAACCTTTCTGAAATTAAAGCAGAAACAGTAATCTCAACAATTACAGAGATATCAAGAAAATTAAACCAGAAAAAACTTAAAGAAGAAAAGTATAGGTTAATTTCGTTAATTAAAGAGAACTACAGTGTAGAGGAATTTTTCGGTATACAGGTTAGAGATTATAAACCTTTAGCTGCAATGTATTGTTTATTAGAAGCACAGAACACAAACACTTTAGTTAACCCAGACTTCTTAGTTAATAATAAGCTTACAATTATTGAACACCTTACATCTTCTAAGATGGCAAAAGAAGCAGTTAAAGACACTTTAATAGAGGAATATTCAAAATACGAAAAAGACTTACGTTTACTTACGTATAAGATACTACTTGAAAAATTTAACAATAACTATAAAAATCTTCTACCAGAACAAAAAAACATACTTAAAGAATTTATTACATCAGTAAGCTCGACTACTAGATTAAGAAACATAGTTAACGAAGAAATACTTAAAATTAAATCACAAGTAGAAGAGCTGTCAAGTAACGTAAAGGATGAAGTAGTAAGAATTAAACTACAAGAAGTAGTAAAGACTATTAAACCTGCAAAAAAGACAGAGAAAATAACAGACAACCACCTTATTAATTTAATGCAATATTACGACTTAGTAAACGAAATGCGTTCACTATGAAAAAAAGTGTAGTAATAAAAGCAGTTAAAGAGGTAATTGAAGAGCTAAGCACAACAGCAGGAGCAGGAGGATATCTTACTCCATTTGCGTTTAGAAAAGATAATAAGAAGAATAACGCTACAAAGCAAGCTGAGAAGCTCGGATATAAAGTAGTAAAGACAAAAAAAAGACCCTATAACACTAAAATGTTTGATTACTTAGATGAGAACAATACAAGAAAAATATAACGCAGTCGTAGAAGGGAACTTCTCCAAGACACAATTTTTAAGAGACGCTAAAAGAGAACTTCCTCAATTTCTATCTCCTTACAGTGGATTCCCAGATACAGTATCAATACTGAAATCTAAAGGGATGCTAGTAGAAGTAAAGTCTCCGGAATACGATAATCCTTCGTTAACCTATACAGAAGATGCTTTGAATAGAGGTATTGATTATGAGTTAGAAGAAGCAGGTATAGACTCAGCAGGAACAGTATCA